CGCCGCGGGGAGTATCGGGTTTCCCCGACTCGAGCAATCAGTCACTCGTTAAACTTTTCGCAATCGGTTGCTAAACCGGTTTCCACTGTTTCTTAAACTGTTCTACCGAACAGATGACCTCTGTCATCTAACACTACTATGTATTCCTGAGTCCTTTACATGCTTAATTTCTAGCACGACGGATCAAGAACACTTATGTAACGGTGTCAGGTCACAAATTGTGGTAACATTTTTACGCGCCCCGGTACCTTTGGTATTTTTACAAAATGGCGCTCTAAGGCCCACCCGGTTTTTAACCCAGGTAAGCCTTTAAATCTCCAAGACTTTTCACGACTCCAGACTCACTCAAGTCGTCGAAATATCCTGTGACAGTATGATCACATCTGATGTGTTTCCCATATTCAGGATCCATCAGCTCATCACAAAGTGCATAAATCCGAACATTCTCAAAATCTGTCAAGATCGAACCTATAAACATGTCAGAATCGTCATCCATAATACGTTCAAATTCTAACTGTTGATGAACTGGTATTCCAGGAAAATCAGCATTACCAAGAGCCAACAATTCTCTCATAGACTCGTCTACTACTGCTACTCCAGTTGACTTTTTGCCTATGAACTTGTCAGTCCCTTTCCACTTGTCTAAGTATCTGTGAGCATTCTTGAACATGTTTGTGTGTTTTGTGTTTCTCATGATCCTGTTGTATACAGCAAACAACATGGGATGACCTGGACTCATGGCATTCATAGACATGGCCATACATCTCAAAATGAATAGTTGTTTGGATCTCTTCAATGGTACTGTTGTTTTGACCCAAAACACACTCATGCACTTGCCAACATTCAGATAAGTCTTGCCTTCTTTGGTCAAAGAACTGAGAAAATCAAAATCTCCGCAGTAATTCCCATTCGTTTCAGCTGAATAGTTTAGCCCAAGTGTTCCAATCAAATCCTTGTCCATGGTTCCTTGACCGCATATCGCGTCGTCACCTTCAACCACAACATGTTCCAGATATTCCAACCATAATGGTTTTGAAAATTTGTAACCTGGACTCCGATAGTACTTGATAACACCTTTCCTGTAAGCTGAAAAATGCATGACACAAATTCCCACAATTCCGTTGCCGTCTGATGTGTGAGGATGACCACTAGCTCTGGTAAACAAGTTAAACTGAGTGCCTTTCATATGCAATTCTCTCTTCTTAGTAAGCAAAGAATCTAGGGCTTCCCACGTGATCATGTAGCCGTATTTTTGGCACAATCTCTTGATAACGTGATTCTCAATTTCCCTCATTTGTGCAGAAATCGATGCTTCGAAAGAACTATAATCTGTCACCTGACTTTTCCTGTCGCTAGCGTCTTCGATCTTGGCTCTGACTTGTGCTGGCGTCATCATTTTCACCTGAAACAACCTGATGTCTGAATATTTCCAAGCATGTAACAACTTGTGAACTTGACAACAGGTGATCAATTCATGTGGCGATTGAGTCATTATCAGTCTGGGTTTGCAGAATACCTTTCCTCTTCTCATTTTACCGGAATTTTCGAACTTAGTGAAAGCTGACTGCCGCAAGTATTTCTTGTTGCACTTAGACCCTGAAGGATCCGCCAACCATTTCTCATATAGGCCAACGACCCTGGCTATCTCAGCTGTCGTCTTCTTGCCTCTATAATGTTTAATGAAAAATGGTCTGGGATCAACTTCTTCAGGTTCAACTTCTACTTGCAAACAATCAATGATCTGATCCAAGAAATCAATGCTAAACGCAACAAATTCGCTCATAACTTCCGAGTCAACTTTTGTTTGGTCAACACACAGAGCCCTTTGACACGCCAAGATTTTCTCAAAAGTCCCGCTGATGCACATACTACCTGCTGTAACATCTCTGACCTCACCATCAAGCAATACTTTGACGTGCCCTATTGGTGAAGAAGCAACTAGAACCCCTTGTTTAATTGAATCGAACATTTGAATCTTCTTGAACCCGTTCCAGTCACTGTCTTCTTCATCCATGGACCCGCCGTTCAACACGTTGCCACTCACGATATCTGCCTTGTCAACCATCATAGAACATGGAGGTGGATTGTATAGTCTGTCTCCTCTGCTGACACAACTCAAGATGTGATTACGTCCAAAACTCATCATGGAACCAACTAACCTGACCTTGTCCACTGTGGCTGAAACCAACCCTATCTTGGAACTATCAGTCATCAATGTTTTCCTGGTCATCTCAATTTTCCATTTCTCACCTTCAAATTCATTTATGCGGCACTGTTCATGAGAATGAAAACCTACATCAAACAAACCGTCTGAAGTTTCCAATTCAACATCGTCACGGCTCACGTTTTTCCCCAATACTGAAAATGCTAAATATCTGCCCAATCCCAGAGCACCCGCAAGAGCTAAACCACTCCCAATGCTTTTGAACATGAATTCTCTTGTGCTGCAATGTTCCAGAGAATAAGAGTTCTCTAATTCAACATCATTACGGATCACGTCTTCTCCCAACACTGAACGCAATAGATATCGGCTCAATCCCCTAACAACTGGAATTTTTAAACCACTCATGAAGCCTTTGAACACACTGAACCGAACAAAACGACCAAGCAGTGAATACTTATTCCGAAAGGCGCAATACGCTCTTGGTGCTACCACGAAAACAGCAAGCCAACCAAACAAACCCTTCAAAGGAAAAGGTTTTGTCAAGGGTCTGGTAGGCCCTTCAACTACGGTTCTCTTGATCGTGATCTTGTCCATGGAATAAGTGTCAAACTGCTCTATTTTCTCTCTGCGATGGCTAATGACTCTAACTTCTCTGTCATCAAAATTGTAAGACACACTGACTTTCTTTATCTTGCAATACGTATTGACACTCAGACCGTAAGCCCAAATCAGAAATCTGTCGAGAAACCGCCCTTCCTGTTCGCGCTCCATGTGTGGATGGTACAGATGTGTTTTGAGAAAAGTCCTCGCCACTTCTTCGTCTATGTCCATGAATTTATTCAAATCATGCACACTCAACGATGACTCAGGAGAAGTTCGAGGAACCACTGCACGATAATGACCATTCTGTTGCGGCCCCATGTGGACTAACACTACATCCCTATGACTGCTACGATCAACATGTCTACAGCAAACGGGAATAGGGCGAGTGGCAGTACCATTGAGTGGCCCTGGATCATTGTGGCGCAATATCACCAAATTGAAACCCAAACCTTTACAGATGTCTCTCAAATAGAATTCATCTCCAATAGTGTCCGACCATGTCAAAGCCATGTTATTCGCTGCTATGCAAACATCCATGTGATGTTTTGCCATAACTTTGAAATTCATGGGACTAGCCGTAAGAACTGAAACACAAGCCATACCACAAATTCCACCTCCCCCGCAGTCTTTCACGTCATAACATTCACCCTCGTAAAATTCGGCGAATGTCGTTTCTGTG